TTATGCACCTCGGCAACTAATTCGTCGTGCGCGTGCAGCACAACCGGATACCCCGCCGCCTCCACATTGTGCATGGCATGGACGAGGAGATCACGGGCGGTGCCTTGGACAAGGTTGTTATAGGTGATCGAGAGATTAAGCGGATACCGCATCCATGCGTTGTTCGCCCCGACACCCTTGACCGTAACGGCTGGCTGGCGTTCCCGCTTGGACGGTTCCTGCGTCTTGTCTGCCCACGGAACTTCGACCTCGCGGATTTCCGGCGCGCCATACGCAAGGCACCGACCCGATGGTAGCCGCAGCCACAAAAAGCCGTGTCTGACGAGGTAAGCGGCATGGGGGATACCATGTGCCGGTACGACCATTCCAGGGGCTTGCACGGCCTCCATTGCAGCATTGATGAGGCTGCGCCAGGCTTGTGCGATCCCTGCGTGCTTCTCCCGCCAGCCCTGCACGATCAGATGTCCGGCGATGTAAGCGTCACGACCCAGCTCGATGGCGGTTGCGTCTTGGCGTTTGATGTTTTCTTCGTAGCGGGCGACTGCCTTCCAACGCCGGTCATCATCGGCCACTTCCCAAAGGTTGGGGTAAACAGTCGAAAGGTCGAGGCGGGATGTTTTTGCCATGCGGGATAAAGCACCGACCCCGCCACCGAAACCCAGTGCCAGCTCCGCGATCTTGCCAACCTGACGCTGCGGTTTCGACACGCCCTGAACGGGTATGTCATAAATGCCTGCGGCGGTGGTTTCATAAATACCCGCACCTTCGCCACGGTCGAGTGCCTCAAAAGCTTTGATCTTCCACTCTTCGCGCCCAAACCATGCGGCGATGCGGCCCTCGATGGACGAAAAATCGCCGCCGATAAATGTGTGGTTTGGCTTTGCCCAGATGAATGAGCGCACCGCGTCAGCCAAGAGATGCAAGGGGCGGCCCAACTCTTTCCCGTAAAGTTCCTGCACATAGTCAGGGTCGCCGGTGCGGATCGCTTCGAACAAAACATCCATGCGCGGATGCGCGTCTTCGAACACCTTGCGCGGGCGTGGCATATTGTGGAGCTGAACGAGGCGAGCAGAGAAGCGGCCTGTCTGTCCGGCCCCGTGATGCAGGAACACCCCCTTGACCGTCCCGTCACGGCAGGTAGCCTTCAACATGGCTGCCAGCTTATCAACCGATGATTTGCCCGCATCAATCCGCAGTTCAAGAACGCGGCGCACTTTGGGTGGCAGGGTCAGATGCAACAGCTCTTCGACGGCTTCCTTGTCCAAGACCGTCACCGGCACACCTTGCTTGTGAATCCACTCCTTGATGCGCGCTGTCAGTGTAAAGGCAGGCACCGCACCATCAGTCAGTTCAAACAATTCCTTGTTGATCTTGTCCTTGGTCTTCTCAGCCAAGGTAATGGCGGCATAAGCGGAGATGGTGTCGATCCGCAAACCCCGATCATTGATGCGTTCGTTCAGCCAATAAACTTTCATCTCGTCATCGGATAGCGGGATCAGCCGGTGATGGGCTTCTTCTTCGGTCAGAACATCCACGTCGCAATATTGATGGAAAGCGTCAAGCGATTCAGGATCGTTGTAAAGTGGGTGCCAGACAGGGCGACCTTCCAGATCAAAGCCGCGCGGCACGGAGTGGATTTTGATAAGCTCGGAACCTTTCTTGTCTTTTCTGATCTTCAGACCGAGCGCGTCACCGAGACGGTCAAGAGAGCGGGGCAGAGACATGGCGGCAGCGGTGACGGCGGTGCAGCGGAACTGCTCCAACTTCGGCTTGGGCCAGTTGTAATTTGGCACCATCACTTTCCACCAGATCAACCGCTCGAACTGGGCGTTGTGGGCACAGATTTCGCCACCAGCCTCGATGTAAGCCCGCAAGTAGGGTGGGCAAGGGTCTGGTCGCCGCCACCGGCAAATTTCATTGATGGGGCCGCCAGCGGCTTTCCATGCGCGTTCAGCAACATTCAGATCACGTTCAAAAGTGCTGACACTGAGTTTGAACGAGGCGAGAAGTGCGTCGGTGTCAGGATGTTCAGCATAGATGTAAACCCCCCGATCAATCAGGTTGCAGGGACTGCGTGTTTCAAAGTCAAAAATCAAAGACATTGGGATTCCATGTATGCTGTTATGATTTCCGCCGCGAGCGGTGCAACGATGGCGTTGCCAAAGGCGCGCAGCTTTCCCACTCTGGCGGGAACCCCATGAGCCAACAACTGAATGCTGGGTTGAGCGCGCCGCGACTTTCCGTCCGCCCCTCTGAGCCAAGCGTGTTCAGCCCATGCACTGTGTGTTGAACCGTAACGTCCAGCGTGTCGTTGCTGATCTTGCCGTTTCTGATACGACCTCCTTGATACCCACCCTTGTGATCCCGTGTCGCTGGGGTGGGCCACCCAGTACAAACGCTGCCTGATGTGTGGGGCATCGACGGCGCAAGCTGGGACATCGACCGCCCTTGCGGCGTAGTCTTCGCTTTCCAGATCAGTTTGTACTCCGTCGAACCAACCATAGCCAGCCTTTCCCGCAACCTGCTCTCCCATGACGACAGGGGGTCGAATGGCGCGGATGAGATCGAAGAAGTGCGGCCAGAGGTGGCGTTCGTCCTCGATGCCCTTGTGTTGTCCGGCGATGGAGAAGGGTTGGCAAGGGCACGAGCCAGTCCACAAAGGCCGGTCGTCAGGCCAACCGGCAAGACGGGCGGCGTAGGACCATCCGCCAATTCCGGCGAAGAAGTGGCACTGAACAAACCCCCATAGGTCTTCGGGTCTGACATCGGTGATGCTCCGTTCATCAACAAAACCTGGCGCGATGTGGCCCGCAACAATCAAGTTGCGGAGCCACTGCGCAGCATAGGGATCGTTCTCGTTGTAATAGACCGACATCAGCTATGTTGGGTTCTAAGCAGTTCGGATATTTCAGCTTCCATGCGACGGGTGGCTTCACCCATTTCAATCTGTTCACCCCAATAATCCAAAAGCGCGTTCTTGTAACGCCGATGTGTCATTGTGACCAAAGCTGCGGAAATATCGGACGTTTCCGGTGTTGGACGTATTAAATGTTCGTAATAATGGGTAGCTTGTGCCCATGCTAATCCGTATTCAATTACTTGATCCATAGTCATAGTGTTTCTCCGTTTAAGGTTTCATCAAGGTAGTTAGGTAGTAACAAAAAATGAACAGCAAGACGTAAACGGCTGTTAGTTTCAACCAAACGTCTTTGTCTTCAGGATGCAATGTCACCTCCGTCATTTGTTAAAGCGAACAGTTCAAACTTGACCGTTTCAAGAACACCAATGGCCTCGTAAAAAGTAAGGTCTTTGGAGTTCTTGAAAATCAACTCCAAGATTTCGTCCGTCAATTTTTCCGTCAACGACGCTTTGAAATTGACGTTGATGACATTATCCTTTGAGTTTGACATTGGTCTTTCCATCGTTTTTCAAAATTACATATGCCGAGATCAAAAGGGGTGAGGCAATACCTAAACCAAGAAAGACGCTCACCCATTCCAAAACATAGTTAATCCAATAGGCTTCATCCATCTTTACGAGCCTCCATCATTTTATCCGCAATTTCATAGGACCACGCCGCGAACTTATCAAACTCTTCAATTCCAAAATATGTTCCAGAGCGCGTGATAACGCCTGTCAAAGCCGCCATCGCAAATTGATCGCGCAATGTCGGTCGGTCAGACAACAATGTCATCAACAATTTGTTTTTGTTGCGTTCTTCGGTCAATTCAATTTCAAGATCACTGATGCGCCGTTTCGTATCACCACCCATTGTAGTTCTCCTATCGTGGATAAAATTTGGTTTCTTCATGTTTACCTGTGCTGAACAAATACCAAGCGCAATTGTCTTTGCCGGTATGTTTGGAGCCTTCCATCCATTTGACACGACCCACTGCCACCACCGCCACGCAGTACTCCATGTACGTCTTGGCTTGCTTGGTGTAGAGCCAGTCCGCATCAAATAACAACCATGTTGGTCGCAGTGATGTGAAGCGTAAAATGAGCGGATGCAGAATCTCACGCGACCACGGTGGGTTTGTGATAATGTAATTTGCGCCCGCACAATCTTTTTCGGACAGATCAAACGCATCCATCTGAACAATATCCGTGCGCCGAGGTTCGTTGTCGCACGCAAACGTGCAGGTGTGATCGAACATCTCAAGATAGTCGATCAAGCGTCCGTCACCGGCACAAGGCTCAACGAACTTTGTGCGATCATGCAGATGCGGCAACAACGGAACAAGAGCCGTTGGCGGCGTTGGATAGTAATCATTTGGAGAGCGTTCGAAGTCAGAGCGTTTACCCATGTCCTTGAACCTCAAGCCGTGCGATGATGGCTTTGAGATACTTAATCTCGGCATCACGTTCCGCCAAAGCCTTGCACGCAAAGTCAAGCGACTTGGCCGCCATCTGCATGGCATCACGACTGGCTTTCAATTCTGTTGCAAGCGTGTCGATGGCTCTGACAGCGCGTGTGGCAGAAGACAAAAGCGTCAGCGTTTTCTTCTGTTCTTCATCGGCAAAATAAACCATTACCGACCTCCGAACATGACGATGTAAAGCAGAAAGGTAAAACTCAAAATGATGAGACTGCTGATGATGTTTTGAACGATTTTGGCTTGAGTCAAAGGCCGCACTTTAGGCTCAAAGAAACGCAGATATTCGATGGGCTTTCCAGCTTCACGAAATTCCATGATTTCCATGTTCACACCAAGACTTTCCATCCAACCATCCATCTGCACAACAATCAGTGCATCGGCTTTCTGCATGAAAGGCTTGTCAACACGCATCCAGAATTGATGATCCAACGGATCAATGTTTGCGTGCTGGGCGATTTGATGGGTGTAAGCAATGGGTGAATAGGCATTGATGCCAAACTTCAACAGTTCACCAGTGACGGTGCAAGCATGTTTATGTGCAACATCAAGACCTTCTTCATATTTCGAATAAGGTGTTGCGACATAAACAAGTGAATAGTCGCGCATCTTGTTAATAAAATCATCTGGTAGTTCCACATTGATAGTCATAGAAGTGCCTCCAGTTTGTTCCTGTTCTCTTGGTCTAAAACATAACCGCCGTTATATTTTGTGATGATCTCGATTCCGTAGTTCTTCAAAGCCCTTCTTAACGTAGAAATGTTAACAAGTAATGCTTTTCCTTTAGGTGTTTTATTTTTATAAACAAGCGTAACTAACTTGTTTCTATGAACCATTCCAGTATTTGCCGTATAAAGAATTTGCAAAATGCGTCGTTGCATTTTGGCAATTTTAATATTTGGTGCAAATACTGGATCAGGTATGACCAAAGCCCGCAGGGCTTCCAGTTCTCTTTCAATGGCTTCAAAACGGTATCGAAGCTGGTCGGTGGTTATTTTAACAGGTCTTTTACTGTCAGTTTGGACGCTGTTCCTGGTATGCGCGTCAGTTTTTGATGACACGCGCAATAGGTTCGATTGATGGTTTTCTCTCCGCAAAATATGATACTCCTGCCTTCGCCGCTCAGTGGGTAACGGCACATCCCATTTTCCAAATCATTGAATGTTATGGGTTTGGGTTCGGTAGCAGGGGAGGTAAAAGGAAGGACAGAATAGCTGACGGTGATGGGGGTTGCCGGTGTTCGTGCCACTTGGTAAGTTAACCCCATACTACGCCATTTTGAAATCACTTCGGATCGGGTGAAGGCAGGGCCGAGATGTTGGGCTATTTTTCGCGCCGTCCATCCTTGTGCCATCAAACCGCGTAATGATTCCGTTGCTTCATCTGTCCACATATCAACCTCCCCGTTGATGCTAATCGAACAAACCCAGTGCTTGCACATACACGCCCAAGACTGCCCGATCTTCGGATTTCATCTTGCGGATAGAGTGTGCCTTTTTCAGTTCTTTTGTAAAGCCCATTGCCTTGGCTTCTTTCCAGACCTCGGCAATGTCACCGGCGATCTCTTTCTTTTCAGCTTCCAAATGCTCGATGCGGTCGAGGAGCTGCATCATGTGTGTTGAGTTCACAACCTCAGTCATAAGTATTACTCCTAAAGTGGGGTGGGTTGCCCCACCCCTGTTAAGATCAGGAACCGAACAAACCACCAGCACCCGCACCGCGAGTGGATTCCGGTGCCGGACCTTCATCCGGTACGGTTTCCATCCAACTGGTCGGGTCGATGCCGCCACCGCCGCCGAGGCGTTCACCCTCTTGCAACTTCTGGAACATCTGAATGCCGAAGGAGACACCATCGCCATTCTGGGCGTTCGTCCAAGCAAAGGCATTCAGGACCGCTTTGCCATAGCAACCGGAATAGACCTCATCTTCAGTCGCCGGAATGTTTTCGGATTTCCACCGAACAATCGGAGCGCGGATTGATTGGACGCGAATGAAAAAAACATCCGGTCCAAAACCGGGGTGCAGATCACCGGTAGATTTGTTACGAGCTTCTTTGCCTGCACCATCTAAGAATGGAGATTTGATAAGTCCGGCTTTTGCCCGCTCCAATCCTTTTTCTCCCCACTGTCCAATAATGACATTCTTCAAAGCGTTTTCCAGCGCAGATTTATCAACACTCTTTTGGAAAATCAGAGTGCAGCCGTATTTCTCCACACCGCCCGCTTGCTGGGCGCGTGGTTTAAATAAACTCCCAGCGAAAGATACGCGGCAGAGGGGAGTCTTGAAGTCAGCAGAGCGTTCCATTTCTCAGTTCCTTATGTTCGCCGTTTCAAAAAAATTTTGCTGGTTGGCGAATCCAACAAAAAAAATTTTTAGTTTTTTACGGGTTCAAAAAAATTTTCGACTTTTGTTTTCACTGCGGGTCGAGAAGTTTTTTCTTCCGAAACTAAATTTGTACCAGTTACGGGGTTCATCCACATATTCGCAATCTCACCTTTGCGTTTTGCACCGATAATTTTTTCAATTTGCGATGGCGACAAAAGTTTTTTTGCAAAAATTTGGTCTTCCGATAATTTTATTTTGTTTTTTAGATCCAAAATTATTTTTTCTTCATCAGCAGCCCATTTTCTGTTGCCGATTTTTTCTACCAATTGATAACCCGGAATTTTTGTTCCTTTTTCGGCAGAAGCGTGTGCGTGCGACCGCACAGCTTTGATCCAATCTTCAAGAACATCAAGGCCATCCAAAATATGTGCCAATTGTTCCGGCGAAAGAACGTCCACTTGATTTGTCATAGTTGGTGGTGTCTCCAAAGTCGGGTCTTCAAACCAGATTTTTGCAACTTCCGGCGCAACGGCCAGTGCTTTTTTACGAAGTGCGGGGCAAGTGCCCTCGGCAGGGCAGAACTTGCAATTGCCCGGCGTGAGATGCTTTTCCGCCCATTCGTCAAATTTGATCCGGCTGCCGTTGATCTGCTCGAACTCATCGAGGGCGGCTTTCGACCGTCCCATCGCTTTCATCAGTTCGGCAGTCCACTCGACCAAATCGGCCACATGGAATGTCTCTGACCGGATAATCCCGTTCTTGTGATAAGCGCGGGGCTGAACAATGGTGGACTTGATGTAATCGACCTTGCGTGCAAGTTTTGGGTCCATGTTAAGCAATGCAAGCAACGCATAAGTGCGCGTTTGCTTGTTTTCGTTCACATCAACAATGCCGCGACCGTGTTTCAGATCAACCACTTCAAGTGTGTTCATGACGGGGTTGACCACAATCGCGTCGCAGGTGCCACCGGCATCAAAGGGTGGTTCCATCGAGGCAAGGCTGTATTTCTGTTCCAGAAACAGCTCGCACCGCTGACCCACGATGTCGTTCAAGCCATCGACATAATCGACGAACTTCTGCGCTGACTCCACAATCTCTTCGGTAATTTCAACTTCAAACTTTTTGGTTTTGATGATCTCACCGAGATATTTGGCGCAATTCTTGTCGGAGCGCAAAGCGCGCTCCGCAATTTCGTGGGCTGCCGTGCCTTCGGCGGCATAGATGTTTTCCTCATCATCCGGCGAAATCGACACCATTGCCAGCCGACCGGCGCAAGTCCAGTTGGCGGCAGTGGCCGATGCAGACCAAACGGCGTGGTCTCTGTCTGCGTGTGCCTGCTTCATAGCGCGACTTTCCGTTTAAATGGATTTGTTGTGATGGCGTTGTTGATCGCGTTCAACGCACGACCATAAGATTTGGGATCGTTTGGAATGAGACGGATGGCAGTGACACCCTCACCAAATTCAGCGGTGAGGATTTTCGGGCCATCGACCATTGTATTGCTCATCTTCGGATCATCACCATCATACTTTTTGGCATATTCCATCAAAGCTTCCCGCACATCAGCTTGTGAAGCTACCGTTTCTTCTTCAAGTTCGTCCTCGGCATCGGTGATCTCGGCCCGAATTTTATCAATTGCTTCCTGAATTTCATTTTCCGGCACTTCCACGATGGCGCAACCAAGAATGACGGGGATCATCTTCTGCGCTTTGGCAATCCCGTAAACTCGTGTGAACTCACCGACCACGGCCCGCAAATCGTCATGCGTCAGCTTGCCGGAAACCTCTTCGGGCTTTTCGTCCTCGATGTCGAGCGGATCAACTGCCGCTTCCATCAGCGCCACCGCTTCTTCTTTGGTGACAACCGGATCATTCTTCTTGGCGCGGGTCTTGCGCGCTTTGATCTCAACCTTGTAACCTTCCGGCGGAATTGCATTCAACTCGGTTGCACCGGTCGTATGAATTTCGGCCACTGTATGCGATGTAGGACAAGTTGTCAGATCATCCAAATTTTTTGGGGCGGGGGAGACAAATTGTTCGGGCGGTGTAAGAGGCACAATTCCCACAACAGGGGCTTTGACAAAACCCAATGCTTTCATGTGCTTAGTAAGCTGGTCTTCAAGATTTCCCCACTGAGGGTCAAGTGTAATGTCGATCTTTATCATTTGATTACTCCGTTAATGGCAGTCCACAATCTCAACAGCGAAGCTTGAAGCGCCTCGTCAATTGAACCCTCGATGCAGCAAACACGGACATATGTGTTGCGTGTCTGCGTCACATTCGTAATGCGCTTTGATGCTTGTGCCTGATCTTTCGGTGAAAAAGAGGTTTCCACAAACCAAAGCTCGGCAGCCGCCGACAAGTCGATGGCTTCACCAGCCGCTTGTATTTGGCCAAGAAAAACACGATGAACGTCGCTGACTTTGAACGTCAATTCGGCGTGTTCCCGTTCTTTTGCATTGGTTGATCCGTCGATCCGCAACGGTTTGAACTTGATAAGTTCACGTTCAAGAATGTCGCCAACTTCTCGGTGCCAATACATCAACACAATCTTGTCGAGGCCGGAATCAAACTCTTCTTTGACGGCTTCGGCCACCGCATGGGCCTTGATCGTGCCGGTCAAACGACGCAACGGACCTAAGTGCATCTCAAGATCGGCGGTTCTGTTTTCTTCGGCAGCTTTCAAGATCAATTCCCGATCCAGATCACCATCCACTTGTTTGCGCACTTTTGGGGACACCAACAATGGTTGTAATTCATAAGTCGGAGGCCGGATGCCAATGTCTTTTTGTGTGCGGCGAAGCATGAAGTCTCCGAGACGTTCCCGCAATTCTTCGGTGTTGCGTCCACCAATCACAACAGGGATTTTGTTAAAACGGGAAATCTGTTTCATTCTAATAACGCAATAACGCCACCGGAAATCATCAAATTTGGTTACGTCGGGCCACCCACGCGCAGGATCAGGCAAAAGCCTTTCTGGACATGACGAACGCATGGTCGTCCATATATCACCAGGGTCGTGTGGCAACGGGGTGCCTGTGAGAAACCACGCCCGTGTATCCGGTTTAACAAACGCCGAACCATTGACCAATTTCGAACCACCCGCAATGGCTTTTCCCAAAAGGGCTTCGGTGCGTTTGGCTTCGGGGTTTTTGCAGTTGTGTGACTCATCGAGGATCACCAGATCGTTGTGGCGGTTGTTCACAAAATTCACTGCGCCGTTATAAGAGTGAATGCGCACATCACACTCAACAGCGTCTTTATCCACGCCGACAATACCGACGGTGCGACCCATTTTCGACCATGTTTGAAAACCACGCCGCCATACGGCACGGCCTGATGCTGTTGTGACGACATCAATGGTTTGGGCAAGAACCAGATCGGCAGCCATAATGGCGGTGCCGGTTTTTCCGACGCGAGGCTCGTCCGCCAACAAGGCCCGATGCCGTGAAGCCAAAAATTGCGCTCCAGATAATTGTGTTGGCATCGGTTTCATTGGCAACTGGCCCTCAGATTCGGTTGGTTTACGGACAATATGTCTTTTAGGACAAACTGTCAATCCTTATTGTGATACGCGGTCGGTCAGAATAATATTTGGAGGCATCCACTTCGACAATTTGCGTATCGTCCACATAGACGACGCGGTTCAGCGCGTCTCCTATGCCTTTGATAATGTTATCAAGATCGGGTTTCTTGAGAGGTCGGATCGTGCCGTCCAATGCACCCTTTTTCCATGACGCAGGCTTGCTTTTGGGAATTGAAAGGAACGCCACGACAGTCAATTTCAGCGCACCCGCCAATAAAGGTTTCCCATGCCAAATGCTTTGAGCGGCCCAAGCGAGTCGTTCTTCGAAACGCGCACTTTTTTCTGGAGTGTAAGCGTGGCCGGTTGCACGAGAGAACCGTGGACGGCCTTTGCCAATCGGCTCGCCATCCAACACCAGTTCAAACGCTTCGGTCATTCATGTAACCCGCAATGCTGGCCGGTTTGCCTTTGTCCAATTCCAGCAAGCACAGCAACACCGCAAACCAATCCGCCGGAATGGTTTCACGCAGATACCATTTGTAAATAGAATCCCGTTTCAACTCGGTGATGCCATAGGTCGCAAGGAAGCGTTGCAGCATTTCTGCATTGCGCCAGTGTTCGAGAAGGAAAGCTTTGAAATTAAACATGCCTTTTTATAACGGACAAACTGGCTGTTGACAAGTTGTCTTTTTATTGAGAGATGTAGCTCGCCGTTGCTAGGCAAAAACAAAAGGAGCTTACTATGGATGAACAGGTAACAGGGCAAGAGGAAGAAATTGCCGCTGGTTTAATGAATATTGTTATGGTTCGGGCCGGTCAGAACGGACGCAACTTTATGACTGCGGAAGACTATCGCGCTGTGCGGTTGATGACGCAGATCGTCATGCAGTTGCAACAGGTTCCGGCCACCGAAAGCATGACGCGCCCGCAAACTCTTCCCTTGCATCCGCGTGTGAGTTTTCTGACACGAGTGGAGGATGAGATTAAAAATCAAATCCGCCGTATGCCGTCGATCACAGACTTTGAAAATGACGTGAAAGAAATGGCTGCTAAACTTGCGCCGGAAGCTCCGACTAACTGACCATCTCGGTGGCGCGTTGTTCAACACGGGCAACGCGCCCACCCCAACCTTTTCCGTAATATTGCCACGTCGTTAGAGCTTGCAAAAACGCAAGCCGTGCAGCACAGACTTTGGTCACAATATCTTTAGCGTCCGCACTTGCGACAGCAGCCATTGTGCCAGCGCCAATAGCGCCATCGACCTCAACTCCTACAGCTTGTTGAAGTGCTTTTGCAGCCCGTTTAACGCCACTGTTAACAGCGAAATCAAGGATTGCGTAATCCACACCAGCTGGGAGATCATCGCCATGTATAGCGTCCCAAAACATCCGGCGATAAAGTGGAGTAATTTGGTCAACAGTGAGAGACTGCATGTCTTCAATGCTAACAGGATGTCCGATAAACTGTTCATAAGTAGCCTTTGTCACGCCGAAGTTCGTTGCACCGCCCGGATCATGGGCATCGTTTACAAAGCCGCCTTCTTCTTTGAGAACGAAGGCAAGGCATTGGTCAAAATTATTTTTCATTTTTCACCTGCGGATTGCTGCTACCAAACCAAAATGACAGCACAAGCATGAGGGCACCATCAAGAGTTCCGAGCACGCGTGCAATCAACTCACGCATAGATGGATCAATGATGTGCGTAAAGAGGTAATATTGAATGATGGCCCAACAAACGACCGTAACGTAAGACAGTACGGATGGTGTGTATGAATGGGTTGAAGCGGCCATGTCTCGTGCTGAAGCGCGATCTTCTGCCGCGATCTTTACAAGATCAATATCCAGTGATTTCATCTGGACTTTAAAATCATTGTCAGCCCGCCGGATTGCCGCAATTTGATCTGGGGTCGCGTTTGATAGGGCAGCGGTAATATCATCCTCAGACCCATCTCCGTGTCCCAAAAGGGCGGTAGATAGGGCTTTGACGGCCATACCAGCAACAGGCCCACCAATAGCAGTTGCGATTGTCGGAGCCACATTTTCGATGAGCTTTCCAAAAATACCAAGGTCCATCACTTATCTCCCAACTTTGCTTCCAAAAGACGAATACGAACACGCATGTCGTTTATGTCTTTGTAAATTTCATCCCGCAATTTGTAACGAGCTTCGGCGCTGATAGGACTATCGGTTGGAACACCCTGCGGCGTAATTAACAAAGGCATTTTACCTTTGATGTCCTGCACATCCATGTGCAGGGTATTGATGCCGGAAATTAACCATGTGATCGCAGCAACAATGACAGGAAATGCCATGCTGGCGATCTTGCTTACGTCAATGTGACCTTTGTCATCCATTATACTTTAACCCCTAAAAGTATAATCCCTACTGTCAGCATTATACCTAACAACAATAAAACGATAAACGTCACAACGCCAGCTTCTTTGATTTCTTCCAGTCTGGCCGCGTTGGTACGTTCTTCTTCCCACCGCTGCCGTTCGATCTCTTTGCGGATGTTGATGACCTCGCGTTGCACTTGATCCCAAGCGTTCAAACCAAATTGCCCCACAAACATGTTCTTTGCTTTCAACGCCAAGTCTTGCGCTTCGGCTTTTGCGGTGTACCGCTCGATGGCAATTTGTTCAGCGGTCTTTTTGTTGAAAATGTTGGTGGATGGTTTTTCCGCAGCAATGTGCGTGAGCTGCGCAAGGCTTCCCCACAAGTCCGATAGATCGGCAGCCATACCTTGAATTTCTTTACCGGCGGCAATACCAGCCTGTATCGCGCTGTATGCGGCTTGCGCACCAGCCAGAAGTGTCAACGGGTCCATACAAACACCTCACCGACAACCCCAGCGCCTACGCGCTGCTTTGCCACGCGCACTGCTCCATTTTTTCGAGCGTGCGCAAAATGATTTGTGGCGTGGATTGTTACGGTCTTTGGTCGGCGCTTTCAAATTACTGCCGGTTGCGCGGTTGTATTTTTTGCGGCCTTTGGCTGTCAAACCGCCGCCGCGTTTTACAGACTGCTTTTCACCACGACCAACGGAAAGATTAGGACCAGACATCAGCGCCTCCCTTTGCGTTTATTGCGTTTAGCGGTGCGGGCAGATTTACGAAAAGCGTCATTTGTGGGCGCGCCGGATGATCCAGGGCTGCGCATTTTTTCACCCGATCCTTTACGGATACGTTCACGCTTGGCGTTGATGTTTGCATAAAGACCGGGTTTTGCCATCACTTATCCGCCTTGTTTTCTAAGCGATCAAAGATTTTGCCAAGCATATCTTTGATCTCTTTCATGTCGGTTTTATGATCGTCGCGGCGCACATAAGTGTTTGGAAGCTCCCGCTCAATCGTTCTGAGGTCTTCTTTCAGAGTTTTTACGGCAGCCCACAGCTCTCTCAAAAACCACCCTATGGTGGCTACAACGACCCAAAGGCCCATTTCTAAAAGAGATTTATACTGTTCCATAAACGCGCTATTCCTTATTAAGACATGGCTTCCTGAGCAATAATAGACGCACCGACGTTACCACTAAAACCCGAAGGAGTTGTAATGGCAACAGTCAGAATGTCCGGCATGTTACCTTGCACAGTGTTGTAAAGCGGGAAGAACGCTGTCAAGTCGAAGTTCTGCAAACCACCAGAAGGCAATGGTGTGTTGTAAACCACTTCGCCGCCGGTCAAAGCGGTTGCTGAAACGTCGCGTTCAACAAAGCTGTTTAACGAGCCAAGCGAATACATCGTGGCAAACGATGCGCCTGTTAGGGTGACAGGTGAATAGAAGGTCGAAGCAATCAATTCCAACGTGCAGTTTGCCGAGGAATAGATGTTCAAAGTCTGCGGCAAAATTTGACCGCGATCAATTTCACCAAGGATGTAATTACCGCCGCTTGCAGGAGGAACACTCATGGGAGCTTCGGAATTGATGTTGTCAACAACATACAAAGCCGTTGCCGTGTTGTACGAGATGCGTCCAATACCGCCCTGACCCTGTGTATACACCAGTGTTCCACCCACCGCACCGGTCGTGATTGTCGAAGCGGTGTAGGTGAAAGTATTTGCACCGGTAACGGTGATCTGGAACGTGCCGTTAACCGAAGTGTTGCCGGTCGCACCAGAGATTGTCAGATAGCGTCCGGTGGTCAAATAGTTCGGGTTGGCAGTGGTTGTCACTGTTGCCGTTGTGCCGCTTACCGTGATGCTGGTTATGGCTGCGGTTGATCCACGAGAGAACACATACTTACCGGCCCACTGGTTGACAGTCCATGTGGCTGCCGACGCGGTGATTACGGTTCCGGCAAGATAGAGCGACGTAGATGCAACAGTCTGGCTGTTGTTCACTGTCCAAGTTGCACCACTGCCACTCAAAATTACCGTTCCCGGCGTTACGCCGACACCGGTGATTGTCTGACCAATAGTGATTGTACCGGAAGTGACAGTACCCACAGTCAAGGTTGTGCCGGAAATAGACGATCCCGTAAGAACCGCAATTGACGATGTGGGCGTAGCCGAAATGGCGGCACCGCCGGTAGGAAGCGTGCCGTTGCTGCCGCTGTAAGCAGAGTCCACGCCATACTCAAGCGTACCCATCGTGCGGTAACGAATTGAAAGAAGTGGGTAACGAGTTGCCGAAGCGCCGGGAGCGCGGGTCGGTGTCCCTGCCGCCATGCCGTAACCGTAGGTAAAACCACGTTGCGTATCAATACGACCTTCTGCAAGAACCGACACACCCCAGTGAATCATGGTGTAAGGCGAAGAGCCGGTTGTGACAGGCGCGATGTTACGGATTTCATAACGCACTGGAATGTTACCTGTGCGCGACCAAGGCGTCACTTGGCTGATTTTGTTACCAATACCTATCGTGTGTAATGGGAACGGTTCACCACCAACAACAACACCCCAACGCAACAAACCTGCGCCATACCATGCAAACTCAATCCAGATCATTTGGATGATGCTCCAATTGATTTGGGTTTTGATCTGGTAGGGGTCTGACCAGTTTTCATAGGAAATGCGGGTGTCTGTGGGAACACCGCCAACGTCGGAACGATACACAACACTCATGCCTGATGGGTTGGTTGTGGTGGGATCGCCCTGCTCAAAAAAGATACCATTGCCGTCATCAAAGAAACCAACGCGTTGGCGCTGGTTTGCGTAAGGCGTGCCAAACAAGAAACCCGATGACATGTAAATGGTTTTGCCGGGCTGGTAACGAATATAGGGACGGGTTTGACGAATGGCGGTGTCACCGGCAGCAGCCGTAACAGACATCTGAACGCCGCCTTGGCCCGGAACTTGAACAACCGTGGCCCCGCCAACCGTATAATTCTCCCAGCGCATGGGCTGGGAACCGTATTCAAAATCGGCTTCAAACAGGTTTTGGCTTTCGGAAACCTTCTGTTTGCCCAAATTGTCACGCAAACGCTGCGGCAGCGTAACCAACTGAGAAGGATCAAACGCTGTTTGATTAAGATTTGCCATAATCACTCACCTTGTTTTTCAGAACCCATGTTCTGTAAGTATTGCAGATTTTGAACGAGCCGTAAATCGTCGGGCGACTTGAAAACAGCCAGTTTGGCTTGTTCCAAGGCAATATCTTGTAACCCAAGATGATACGCCGCGATACTGGCAAGATCGTGCGGCCAGTGTCCCCACACGGTTGGGTCGCAAGTGTAAACCATTTCGCGGTTTTCTATCTTCAAAGCCCGCATGGAATAGGCAAAACACTCTTCCCAACGGGATTGGCGGTACATCAACAACGCCCATTCACACCACGGTTCGCGGGTGTTTGGGGCTTCACCGGCAGCCATCATGTAGGACCGTTCGGCTTCATACCAATTACCAAGTGCCTCCCAACACCGCCCCGCTGTGCGGTAGGCATAGCACCGCTCGTTCGGCCAAGTGGCGCGTGGCAAAGCTAAATACCGGTTTAAGGCTTCGATTGATTCTACCCAGCGGGCGTTAAAAGACAGCTCGCGGGCATAATAGAAAGCGTTGCGGGGGCAGTCAGGGTCTTCTTGGACGGATAATTCAAGAAGGTCCATATACTGCCCCCTGCTCTTGGTTGGGTCAGGGAGATGAACCGCCAAGAGCATTTCGGTCTGTGCCCACACCTCGGTGATGCGGCCATCAGGAATAGGGTATTCGTGGCAAGGGTGATGCCACATGTAACCATGACGGGCATGGATTTTTTCGTAATAGAACGCGATGCCTGCACCCCAGTCGAACATGTATCGCAGGCGGGTTGTATCGCCCACCCATACACGCTCGATTTCTTGCCGCCATCCGGGCTGAAGAACCTCATCAATGTCAAGTGATATGCAGACATCAATGTCACGCGGGATAAGCGCGAGAGCTGCGTTACGGGCCAGATCAAAACGCCACGGTGTGATGCAGATGTCATGCACGATTGCACCGTGTTCACGCGCCACATCGGGAAGGCCGTCGGTCGATCCGGTGTCGGCGATCAGAATGAGATCAGCTTCTTTGGCAGACTCGCAAAAACGCGGCACAAAATGTGCTTCGTTTTTGCTGATAGCATAAACAGCAATTTTCAATTTGACATCAAAAGGAGTGTAAACAAAAACGCCAATATCCCCATCAACAACATACCAGTCAGGTACACCAAATACAGTATAGAAACCACCAACAGACCAGTCGTCTGTGATATGTTTTTCATAAGGGTTTCCATCATATTCTCCCTGCGGATAATGACCTATTGGTATACTGACAATCACTGTATTCGAATGATCTTTTATTTTTGTAAAAAGACCTCGCGCCTCCGGTGCGGTCATGTGTTCAAGCACATCACCGAGAAAAGCAACGTCAAACTTTTGATTTTTTTTAGGTCGCCAATCCCGCGCATCTTCATGATGCAATTTTTTGTAAAGGTTTTTCAAATCATATTTTTCAATGTACGGCCCCCATATTTCCACGCCTGTCCATTCAAGGTCTGGAAACATTTTGGCGTAAGTGCCGCACCCACACCCGATGTCGAGTGCGGTCTTTGGTTTGATTTTATTGATGATACGTTTGATGTGGCTTTTGCCGCAGTCTGAACTAAAAGGCATTTAAATTCTCCCTGAAAATGCCGGTTATGCTTTAACGATATTGACCAACCTCGTGTTTGGTTCAAGTGCAATAAATCCATGCCACTGTTCCGGTTCCCAATCCAAAACCGTGCCAGCAGACACTTCTTGTTCCCAACTGTTATTAGGACCAAAGGCTTTTAAACGACCACGAGCAACAACGCTGATGTGAATATCATCAACACCATGAACATGAAGTGGAAGTTCATCCCCCACTTCAGGAAAATCATAAATTACGCCAGTTAATTTACCAAGTGAAAGCGGTTTTTCTTGAAGCATTACGCCACCACATTAGGACCGGCTTGTTTATTGGGGTTCACTACCGGAGGAGGCGGTGGAACGTAAGGAGCTATTGGCCCCCATTGCCCAGCAATCAACTGAGCGTAAATTTCCCGCCCGTGAGGCTCAACATCATTTTTATCCGCTGTAAATGGGACATACGTTGGTAATGTGTCAAACTTTACATCACAGTTAATTTTGTCCCCTGATTCATCTGCGTAAATAACATTTTTAATATCTTCAACGGTACTCATTTTATGCTGTCCTTACCCAAAGTGTCCACGGATAACCCGTATTACAACCAATTGTTTGTCCGGGTGTTCCGCAATACCCCATACATTGCCATGTTCCAGATTGTGCGCTTCCATTTATAAAACCAGCTAATGATCCGGGTATAACTGCACCAGAACTTCCGTAATTAGTTTGGCCAAAAAATCCCCCCGGCCTCAAACTTGACCCCGCTACGGTAGAGCCAAATGCTACGGGACCAGAAGTACTAATTGCAAACATATATGTTCCAATGGCTCCAGAAGTTGTTACAAGAGAAATAGTGCCACTCGTAGTAATTGTGCCGCCTGTCAAACCTGTACCAGTTGCAACGGATGTTACCGTGCCAGTTGTTGTACTGGAAATGCTGATAGACCCCGCACCATTAGTGACAGAAATACCTGTGCCAGCCGTGATCGCCGCAGCGGTATAATTCGTGCCATTACCAATTGGAATTTGTCCGTTGGATGGCGTGGATGTAATACCTAACCCCCCACCAGAGGGGTTGAGAACCCCTGAGCTGCTCAGGAAGTCTGCAAAGATGCTGAGATACCGTGAAATAGACATTCCTGTCGCTCCAATTAGTAGGTCAGTGCGTCGAAGAGATCACCAGAGTTAGCACCTGTCCCAAGCACAACGGACGTTCCGTTTGAGGCAGTGTAATCCGATGTCGCCAACAACACACCATTTAAGAAGACCAAAATTCTACCGACAGTGTACGTCACCGTAAAGGTTGTTTGTGCTGCGGTAGCAGTGATGGAAGTGCGGGTCAGCGACGTAGGTCCGGTTGGTCCCGTTGGGCCGGTTGTGCCCGTCGTTCCCGTTGGCCCTGTTGGTCCAGTGGGTCCGGTTGGTCCGGTTGACCCACCAGCTCCCGTTGTTCCGGTTGGACCTGTCGGGCCTGTTGGGCCGCCAGTTCCCGTTGAACCTGTTGGACCGGTCGGACCTGTTGGGCCGGTGGGTCCAGTTGGGCCACCCACGCCGGTTGTTCCCGTTGGGCCTGTAGGGCCAGTTGGGCCTGTAGGGCCAGTAGGTCCAAGCTGCCCATACATGACTTGCGTAGCTGTTACGATAACACCGGGTGTTACAGGAACAGTTGGGCTCGTTTGTGCGGCTGTTGTTTGAATAGAAATACCGGTGTTGCTTACAGCCCACACAAGCTGAATGTAGTCACCAGCATTTAATTTCAAAACATAATTGATTGCCCCAATCAAACCCGGATAATAACTGTTTGAATAAGCAGGAATGTAATAAATTGAATTTGTGTCAGCAAGATCGGTCCCGTTTTTCCGAATCCAAACATCCACGTTGTCTGATGGACCCGTGTTATAAAATTGGATGGAATATTGAATGTTGTAAACACCAGTATTGGCAAAAGTAATCTGATTGCCGCTGACAATGCTGACACCGCTACTATTTGGGTCTGTGTTTCCAATATTGACAACATAAGCAGTTGTTGTGTTAGCCGCCGTTTGGTTGGTCGTGTCATAAAACGACCCCCAATACCCTTGCGTGCCGCCAGCGCCCGTTGCGCCCGTTGGTCCGGTAGGTCCGGTTGGTCCGCTAGTGCCTGTTGGGCCGGTCGGGCCGGTTGGGCCGGTGGGACCAAAAGGACCAGTAGGGCCAGTGGGGCCGGTCGGGCCAGTGGGACCGGTTGGGCCGGTCGGACCAATAGAACCGTTCAAATTGACGTTCCAATTGGTGTAAGTTCCCGATCCCGTGGTTGAGGTTATGTTAGCAACCAGCGCACCCGTACCAGAATTATAAGTGGTAACAACACCACTCATAAAATTGATGCTGTTAAACGAGATTATGATTGGTTGCGCGGGTGTGTAGGACAAACCAGTCGCCACCGTCAGCGATTGCGTTCCCGTTGCAATCGTCAGTGAGGTAGTGCTGGTTGTTGAATACAACGATCCGCTTGTGCCTGTAGGACCGGTGGGTCCGGTAGGTCCGGTCACACCCGTTGAGCCGGTAGGCCCAGTGGGTCCAGTCGCGCCTGTGACCCCAGTGCTGCCCGTTGGACCGGTTGGGCCGGTCGGACCTGCAACACTTGAAGCCGCACCCGTTGCACCAGTCGGCCCCGTTGGACCGGTTGGTCCCGTTGACCCAGTATTCCCTGTTGGCCCGCCTGCGCCTGTGGTGCCGGTTGGCCCCGTCGCGCCAGTGATCCCTGTGTTGCCGGTCGGACCCGTTGCACCTGTAGCGCCGGTAGTTCCCGTGGGGCCGGTTGGGCCTGTAGGGCCGGTTGGGCCAGTAGGTCCGGTTGGGCCTGTGGGGCCGGTTGGGCCTTGCAAACCAACGCCAATATAGTTCATGGCAATAAACGTAACAAAGTCACCGGAGTTACACGCGGTGCCGAGCGTAACTGACGTTCCGTTTGATGCCGTGTAATCGGTTGCATCAAGCAACACGCCATTCACATAAACTTGAATGTAACCAACTGAATAAGTGACGGTAAACACCGTCTGGCTTGCGGTCGCGGTCACATTTGTGCGGGTATAAGAGGTGTAAGACGCCGGACCTGTTGGACCAGTCGGACCTGTTGCGCCAACGCCCGGTCCAGTTGGGCCGCCCGCACCCGTTGGTCCAGTTGGGCCGCCGGATGATCCTGTTGGACCAATCGGCCCTGTTGGCCCCATCGCCAACACCGTCCAATACAACGTGTTGGTTGGTGGGATGTTAAGAGAATTTTGCAGTGCAATATAAGACGAACCGCTATATTGAACGATGTCGCTTGCGTAATATTGCGTTGCTGCACTATAGGTTCCCGCATTAAAAATGAGGGAAAGCGTCATATCATCAAGAACGGTGTTTAGAACAGGACCGGTGATCGCACCAACGCCATTGGCAATGATCTGCGAGTTAATCAGAGCAAGTAATTGCGTCCGTGTTAGTGCGGTCGTTGTCATTCCAAACGTCTTTCACGTTACGTCGTATATTGGCAGAACCAAGAGTCGCCTGCGGATGCCCCAAACACGGCAATCGTGTCTGTGGTCACAACATTGTAGGCTTGATAGAGGGACGCGCCCGGAGCCAAGCGGTAGCCACTTGTTGAAGACGGGGCCGCACAACCAAAGTTGTCGTTCGGATCGTTCAAGAGTTGAACATACGGGGCGTAGGCGTAGCCAGACCCTGCATTGTCAATCACAATGGATGTCACCACACCGTTTGTCAGCACGGCGTGCGCCGTTGCAAAATTAGACGGCGAATCCTGATTGGGGTAGCCGAGACCGAGATCACGACCATTCAAAGGGTTGCCACCACCCAAGAACCGGACATACGGGGCGTAGGTGAAGCCAAAACCACCGTTGGTGACGGTGATGCTCGTCACTTTACCGCCGGTGATTGTGGCGGTTGCGCGGGCGCAGCCAAACTCAATCGACAATGCGTCACTGGTTGAGGTGTTTTGGATAAGGACAGAAGAGCGAGGTGCTGCGCGAGGCAAAATCAACTGGGGTGTGCCAGCAACGGCAATAACGCCATCCGCCCGATAGCCGGGCGTAAGAACCTGTTGCTCTGTAAAACCTACTGCTCTTGCCATCGTAAGAACCCTTTATTGGTTACGCGCTAAAAACGCGCTGAAATTTGTTAGCGCCGCACCACTGGTGAAAGTCGGGGTTGTGCCCGTCACCGATCCCCACAATTCAATGTAATCGGTCGTTCCGTTCATGTAAATGAGCGTGTTAACTTCAAACAGGGCCGAGGAAAAGTTACCGCTGGTATAAACCGCGGTCGTGCCGTTTTTGTAGACCGATCCGTTTTTGTAGATCGCCACATAGCCGGTCGTGCCGGTTGTCACCGCAACCGACAAATTGCCGCTGACTTGGTAATATCCGGCAGTGAGCGGCGTGAAACGGTAGGTTGTAGTTGCGTCATAAGCCGCGTTCGTATCGAACTCTTTGGTGTTCAATTGAATTTTGGTCGGTGTAGCCGTTGTCACCGACTGGCTGTTGGCCGCATAAGCACTGAAAGCGGGGCCAGCACTGGTGATAACAATTGCCTGCCTGATCCACGCGCCCAGAACAACACCATTCGGGATAATGACGCTGGTGTTATTGTCGGGGGCAATGGACGAATAGTTCCAATAGAACCAGCCTTGACCACCATCGTTTGGCACGTTGGTGCCTTGCAAATAGATGGACATGCCGGGCTGACCGACAACGGTGCGCATGACCGCCGTGTTGGTCGCGCTAATCATGTAGGCGTTCAATTGCCCTGCGGCAATTACGCCTATGCCATCTGCTGATACGGTTGGGACGACGCTCACTGCTGCCTCCGGCGGATTTCAAGATAGGCTACTGGGATCACTGTAAAAAGGCAATAAGCGATCAAAACGTATAACGACGAAAGGGTCTGCGTCGTGGTCGCCATAACCGACAGCACAAAAGCCCCGATCAGGGCCAAAAGGAGCAGTGCGCGGGCTGAAAGTGCGTACCCAAGGCCCGCAAAAGCCGCCACAACAACATCAAGAGTCGAGGGCTGTTGGGGTATCGAGACCGGTTGGGGCATCAAGGGCTGCTGAATAGCTTCCGTTTGCGGCTTTTTTCTTTGGCTTACTTCCTCGATTTGAAGCCGCCGCACCGTTGAACTCTCGCTTGATTCCATCGAACCGTGACTCCTCTTTCTGTGGTGGCTTCAAATCTTTACGGGTTTTTGCCCAATCAACGACCGCCTCAAACGCTTTGACTTGTTCGGTCAAAGTGGTTGCGACGGTTGGTTTCTCGCCCGACATGGTATCACCGATCTCGGCCTTTTCCAAGAGTAATGCGGCTGCGCGATCCAGTGTATCGAGTAAATCAGGCTTGGGGTTGCTCATTTTGCTGCTCCTGTTGAGGCTGCATAAAGGCTTTTGGTGGGGTAGAAACCGCCGGAGTTCTTGCAACAGGTTGTGGGTTTCTATCTCCTTGAAGAGACGGAGTTTTTTCCAACAACTGTGCGTAAGCGTCTTTTGCCCCCGTTGCAAACGGCTGCGAAGGCAGCGAAACTGTAGGCTGTAACGGTGACATTTGAAAAGGTTTTTGCTGTTTTTCTTCGGCTTTCAAAGCGCCGGTCAAGCCGCTTTGAAGCGCATCGCCTGCCATTTCCGTCGGTGTCTTAGGGGGTGCTTCCGGTTTTGCTTGGTCTTGCGCACGCATCTGGGCTTGCGCCTCGGCACCATAACCGGTTGATTTCCAATCTTTTACCTTTTCGGGGTCTGTGATTGCCACAGCGCCCGGAATGCGGCGATACCCAAGAACGTCTTTTGTGTCATAAGTGCTGTAGCCAATGCCGCCACTTTGGTTTCCACCAAGAACGCGGATTGTGCCGTCAGGGTTGACTTGATCGACATAGCCAACGTGTCCAAGACCGCTGTTCGGGCCACCGCGTTGAAACACAACAATGTCGCCGTGCTGAGGCACTTCAACAGGATTGCCGTAATTAAGAAAGCTGCGCGCCCTTTGGGAACCGGAGCCAGGCAACCCCACTTGCGCCAAACTGGCGTTCATGGCTGCCGCGCACCAAGCCAATTCGTTTGGGTTAAGACCGACACCACCATCTTTCAAATATTTTTGAATGATTTGTTTGCCTGTTGCCATGTCAACGCCTGCCATGCGGGCAAGATTACCCATCGGATCAGGCGCGCCGCCTTGTGATGTAGTCTGAGGTGCGGGTGCAGGTGTGGTTGTGGGTTGCACCGCAGCCGTTTGTTCGGGTTTAGCTGTCATATACGCAGGCAAAGCAGGTTGCAGGGTTTGCGCAGGAAGCACCGGCGTAGGTGCCGGTGCAAGCGGCGCTGCATCTGCGGTCGGATCAAGCGGCGATACGGTCATAATCCGAACATCCCTCTGAAGGCACGACCCAAGCCGGTCGCACTGGCTGCATAGCCAGTGGCCGCTGCGGTCAATGCAGTACGAACATTTGCGGAGAATTTCTCCAAGTCTTTTGCTCTCTCGTATTCGGTCTTGGCGATGTTTAAATCTTTTAGCAACTTACCATAAGTTTCATCGCCGACAATTTCATCACGACCCAATTTTTTGATAATACCTTCAAGCCGTTCGGGTAAATCTTCTGGACGTGTATTATCAATTTCTGTTTTAAAGGTTTGAAGTTCACGCCCCATTTTCTGCGCGCGTTCCAACTCTTTGGCTGCTTGTTCCGCCGTTTTACGCGGTCCAACCTGACGCTCTTCTGCGGCTTTCAAAGCTTCGGCTGTGCGCTCTTGAGCCGCAGCCGTACGTTCAGCAGCCTTTTCTGCCACTTGTTCTTTTGTTGGTAAAAGCGGGCCGCCCGGTTGTTGTTGAACCGGCAGTGTTTCTTTTGTGTTTGGAAACACAAATGGTTTTCCTGCTTCAATTGCTGTTTGCCGTTGTTCTTGAATGTTTTTTAACGCACGTTCACGTTCGGCGCGCATTTGTGCGGCTTTTTCAACATCTGTTGCTTCTTTGACAAGCGTTTCAGCCGTTTTGACATCTGCACCAAGCGTTGCAGCTTTTCTCTGCGCTGCCAAACCTTCAGCCGTCAAGTTTTTAAATTCGTCAAACAGCCCGATCTCTTTCAAAGCCGCGCCGTTCTTTTCCATAAACGCCGCAAGCCGTTGAGGCGTTACCGCTTTGTCGGAATAATTTCCAATCAACAACCCATTAAAATATTCACGGGCCGACTCTTTAAGTTCTGGATTGGCAGCAACAAGTTCGGCAAGACCTTCACGGCCTTTTGCAGCGCGATTCAAAACTTGCGCAACAATTTCGCCTTTTGCCATTTTTGAACGTGATTCACGGCCATATTCTTTTTCTGTTACTCCTGCAAACGTACCTTTGGCGTGTTCGTAAGGATCAAGAGGTCCAGACAATTCGGCATAGTTTTTCTGTGCGCTGACAAACTCTGGAATTTCATCCAATGCAGTACGCGCTACTTTGGCGGCTTCTGGTGAATCACCAAGATAATACAAACGCAAATTATTCATTTGTGAAGGTGTCAAATAACCGTCTGCACCTTGCTCTTCTATGAATTTTTTAGTGCGTGCAAGAGCCGCTTCTTCTGTAGAAGAAACACCTGACGCAAGCCGCTTGTCAATTGTTGCAACCAAGTCATCTGTTGGCATTGTTTTGTTTGTAGAATGCAAACGATCAAAGTCATTGAATACGGTTTTACGCGCATCCATCAATTCTTTTTCTGTGCGTGCAACAAGAGCTTCGACATCTTTGCCAAATTGAATTGGGTCTTTTGTAGGACGTGTTGCATAAGATTGAAGCAACGTATCGAGTTCTTTTTGTGCTGTTTCGTATGTGGTTTTAATTTCCGCCACATAAGCTTCGGCTTCTGCTTTTGGCAGTCCTGCACGCTCGGCAGCCGCACGCGCATCGCCCGCACGGGTACGCAGTTTCTCGGAAATAGATTCCTGCATTGAAAGGACGCTACGCGGATCGTTGGGATCACGAGCAAGACGTTCATCACGCTGTTGCGCTGCGCGGGTTTCTTCGCTGCGTGCAATCTTTTGCTGAACCTCTGTAAGCCGCTGTGCCTCTTTTTCTGCGGCTGTCAATTCTTTGGTTGCCGCTGCACCTTTTTCGGTGGCAAGACGCGCTTGTTCGCTTGCAGAAAGCTGACCGCTTTCTACATAGCCCATTGTTTTTTCTTTTAACGTGTTTAACGCTTTTTCAACTAGCTCTGAAAACTCTCTTCGTTCTGCGCCTGTTAATTGACGGCCCGCCGCAATTGCCCCTTTGATGCCAGGGGGTAAAAGCCCGGCAAGTGAACCATAAAAAGCTTGGTCTTCTGTTGAAGCTGCTCTTGCTTCTTTACGTTCCGCTTCAGTTTCTTCAGGCCGCATTTCCGTTGCGCCTGACACAGCTCCCGCTGCGGTTCCAGCAGCTACGCTTTTTGCCGTGTACCCTAAAGCCTCGCGCATTTTTTCCATTGTGCTGGGTTTAAGGTTTTTAAGCTCGTCGGCTATTTGCTCCACACCCTTTGAAGCAGCTCCGGCACTTTCTGCCAAAACTGGAGCGGCTTTAGTTCCTGTTTCGGCAATACCGAGATAACCTTTAAGTGCGTCGTAACCTGTCCCCACAGCACGCGCTGCGCCAGACAGCATACGACTTACCGGTCCCATAGCCGCTACGTCAAACGCAAGTTGCCCTGCACCGTGAGGGTCCATTGCTTCAGATGTGTAGCCTTCTGCTGGGCGGCCAAATTCTTTTAAACCTTTAGACCACTTTGCCCAATTTTCGTTTTGCCATGATTCAGGCAGCACATATTGTGCAATACCCAACGGGCGCTGCAAAACACCGGCTGCTGCGGCTTTTTGAAAATCAATCTGGCCGCTCATAATCTGACGTTGTGTGTCGGGGTCCGGTGAATACAGTTCCCCCGTTGGCGACACGCGAATGTCGGGCGGCATTTTTTCCAACCGTTCATCACCGGCTTTTGTGGCTGATGACGCGGAAATTTCTGACCCCCTGCCGGGCAACACCGGTGCAGGCAAAGGCGCGGCTTTAGCTTCACCCAAAGGTTTGAAGCCGGGAGGTGCTTCAATAGGTTTAAAACCTGGCGGCGGTGCCATGTTGTCATCGCCGACAGGTTTAAATCCGGGAGGTGGGGCTAGTTCAGCCATCTTTGTAAACCTTATTGTATGGGCTTGCCGGTAGCAGGATCAACAGGTTGACCAGAGTTGTAATCGTATGCGTTTGTGCCGTCCCACCAAATTTTAATGTTTCCGTTTTCAAACGCTTTTGCGCTTTCAGGCACATTGGTTGGACGTTGAATGACGGATTCAACAGCTTGCGTAAGAGGCTTGCCTTTTTGATGGTATTCGCTGGTCGGCCATGTTTTTACGCCTGTTGCTTCATCGCGTTTTTTAATAACCTCTTCCACTTTGGGTGCAACACTCGGTGGAAAAATTTGGTCTACGGTAAAGAAGCGACTGTATTGATCGGCAAAGCTGATTGACTGACCTTCAATCAGTTTTTCCATGTTGCGAATAATACCTTCAATTTGTTTTCTGCTGCCTGCTGTTGTCAAAAGCCGTGCATATTCTTCACGCTCTGCACCCGTACCGACACCGGCACCAGAAACAGCTTTTTGCAATTCGGTTGGAATGACCTGACGAATGGCTTCAAAATTGGTAATGGCGGGATCGCCTGCAATCTGTTTTTGCCATTTTGCTTTCCAAGCGTTCATGGCTTGAACATTGCTTGTGTCAGGCAATTCTTTCGCCGCTTGGCGCAACGTGTCCAAGTGGTTTGCTACGGTTTCAAACGACCGCAAAGTTGTAGCGTCTTTACCGCTGGTTATGTTTTTGTACATTTCATTGCGACGCGCATAATCCTGTTCCAAATTAGGATGCTCTTTAAGCGCCTCAGTCCATGCACGATTGACTTCTGGGTCTTTCTTTTCCCAAACAGAAGGTGGTTTGCGGCTCAATGAAGTCCATTGGTCTTTCATTTCATTAGCCGCTTCAGGGGCTACTTTTTTACCCAAGCCGCGCACTTCAGCCGCTTTGACTTTGGCGGCTTGTTCAGACATGCGTTTTTCTGCGGCATCGTCACCCGCAGCCGCAAGAAGTTTATCCATTTTGACAGTATCACCAGCAAGAACCGCTTCTTTATATTCTGGTGAACTTTTTGCATCCGCAATTTTTTGTGCTTGTTCTCTTTTTTTCTTTTTATCTTCCATTTCATCCATAAGAATTTTATTGGTAAGTAGAATGTGTTCAACACCTTCCATACCTTTTTCTTCTTTTGCCATAATCAAAGCATTATGTTGAAAAGCGGTTGCCGCAGTTGTGATAAGCGCCTTTGCTTCATCCATCTGCTCTTTGGTTACTTCTCTGTTGTTTTTACGCGCGTCACGGATGCCTGCCATGATGTCATCGTAAACTTTCGCTTCTGACTCATACGCAAGTTTCATGTTTTGTGTTGATGCTTCCCATTGTTTCATAGCTGTATCAGTTGACGCTTTGTCGCCTTCTTGAAAACCTTTCATAGCGGCTGTCGCAGCATTTAATGCTGTAACGGTATGGTTACGAGTCATCATTGACCCAAACATGGCAAACAACATTGCTGCTGATCCCCATTGTTGAACCAAATCTGTTTTTTTAGGTTCAGGAACAGGAAGCGGTTTGTATTTTGGACGCTCACCCATACGACCTTCTTTTAAATCCAAAGCTTGATCTTTTGCCAAATATGCTTTGGTTATTTCATCCATGCGATCTGTGTTTTGCTTTGTAATTTTTTCAGTTTCTTTTCGCTGCTCTTCTATTTGAGCATCAATTTTTTGCCGACGTTCTTTTGCTTCTTTCATGTTTTGCAACATAACCTGCGCAGTTGACGGCGGTTCAGCTTCTTCTGTTGGTGGTGTGGTAGTTGTCGGTGTAGGCCCAAGCGGAGTCACAGGTGCGGGTGCCGGTTTAGCTGGCGCGCCGTACAATTGAGCAAGCGCGCCTGTATTAGGCGGCACGTTGGTGTTTGCGGGCGCAAGTGGGTTTGTTGCAGGGGCAAGCGTCGGAGTTGGGCCAAGCGCCAACTTTGCCGTCAGAGTGTTTGCAGGTGCAGGAGATGCTGCGGTATCTGTTTGATCGTCTGATTTTTTTTCTGGATCGGCCATAATTTATTACCCCACTGGTGTCGCAGTTCGCGCATATCCCGAAGCGAGCGCGTTGGTAAAGCCTGCAATCGCGTTTGACATTTGTTGGTCTTGCGCAAGAGATGTGTTCATCAGGTTTTGATAAATACCTGCGGCCATTTGTTGTTCGTTAATACCTGCTTGCAACAACTGAGTTGCAATGCTTGTACCTTGCGAAACAATCGCTTCGTTGATGCGTTGAATGTCTTGTGCTTCCATCGACGATCCTGACGTTCCGCGAGCCGCGTGTTGCGAACGAACCGTTGCAATCGCTGCGTCTTGTGCGGCGTTCATTTGAGCTTGTACCCCCGGAGGCAACGTACCAGTTGAAAGATAGCTTGCAAGTTGTTGTCCTTGCGCTGTCATGCCTTGTGCCGCTTGATTAACTTGCGGTTGGAATTTAGGCACTTGCGGCTGCATCAACAGATTGGCTGCCAAACCAGCACCTGCCAAAGCAAGACT